TATATTAGAAAGAGACTCATTCAGATTGGGTGAAGAGGTAGTTAACGTTGTATATGCTAGAGAAGGTAAAAACGTAAACATCTTTTTAAACAATGACTTATTAGACGAGGATTTTCCTAGTGTAAAAGTCGCAAAAGAAAGTTTTAAACATATCCGAAACATGATGAATGAAATGATTAACGAAGGGATATCATTAGAGGAAATACGAAATGAAATTAATATCAGAGTTTAACGATTACGGTGTTTCTCCAGTCATCATAGAGGAGAACGAAAAAGGACAAAAAGAATACTTCATTGAAGGTGTATTCATGCAATCCGAAATTAAAAACCGTAACGGTAGAGTGTATCCTAAAGAAGTGATGCAAAAAGAAGTCAGCAGATATGTAAAAGAGTTTGTTGAAAAAGACCGTGCTTTCGGAGAATTAGGTCATCCCGATGGGCCTACAATTAATTTAGACAAAGTGTCTCACTTAATTACCAAATTAGAAGAAGATGGTAACAATTTTGTGGGACGTGCAAAGATTTTATCAACACCAAACGGTCAAATTGTTAGAAATTTGATTGATGATGGTGCGAAGTTGGGTGTATCCTCTAGAGGTTTAGGTTCACTAGAAGAAAAGGGTGGCGCTCAATATGTTAAAAACGACTTTCAACTTGCAACAGCAGGTGACATAGTCGCAGACCCTTCCGCTCCTGAGGCATTTGTCAATGGAATTATGGAAGGAACTGAGTGGGTATATAATAACGGTATACTTACAGCAATGCAAGTTGACAAAATGCAGAGTGAAATGAAGTCTGCAAAGTTAAATCAACTAGAGGAAACCAAACTCAAACTTTGGAAAGAGTTTGTTGAGAACCTATAATATATAAATATAAAAGTAAACTCAAACAGGAGAAAAAAATGGCAGAGTTAGAAAACAACCAAGAAACAGTATTAGAGGCAGGACAACCTGACGCTAAAGCTGAAAAAGGTGATTCAAAACCAGTCAAACAAGGTTCATCTGATGCCGAAAAAATTGAAAGCGGTAAAGTTGAAGTCGTTAAACCTGAAGAAAATCCTGTTGACAAGGCAGTTGACTCAGTAAAATCAGCAGAGAATGTGAAACCTGTATCAGGTGATGCACAACAAAAAAATGCTGGTAGTGCAGACAGTCAACCAAAATTGAAAAAAGTTTCAGAAGATGAGGCAGAGTCTAAGAAAGACGAAGTAAAATCTTCAAAAATGGAATCTATCAAGGCTATCGTCAACAATATGAAGGAAATGACTAAGGAAGAACTTCAAACTGCTTTCGGTAAATTATCGGAAGAAGAAGTTGACGAAAGTTTGACAAAGGCAGAAACTGCAAGAAAAATCGTAGATACACTTAAAGGTATGGACGAAGAGGAAGTTGCAGAGTATATGAAAAAAATGAAGAAAGAAGAAGTAGAAGAAGAAGTTTCAACTGAAGAAGAATCAGAAGTTGAAGAAGAAGTTTCTGCAGAACTAGAATCTTCATTAGTCGAAATCGAGGTAGATGACGACCTATCAAAGATTTCTGAATCTTTAGAACTTTCAGAAGAAAATGCTGAAAAAGCAAAAACAATCTTTAAGGCTGCAGTTTCTTCAAAGGTTTCAGAAATAAAAGAAGAACTAGAGTCACAATACTCAGAAGAATTAAAAACCTCAGTAGAAAAAGTTAAAGGCGACCTATCGGAAGCAGTTGACAAGTATCTAACATATTGTGCTGAAGAGTGGACGAAAGAAAACGAACTCGCAATTGAGAGAGGTTTGAGGTCAGAAATGACTGAAAACTTTATCGAAGGATTAAAAACATTATTCGTAGAACACTACGTTGATGTTCCTGAAGACAAGTATGATGTTATTGATGAACTCGCAAATCGTCTCGATGAGATGGAACAAAAACTTGACGGTGAAGTATCCAAGAATATGGAAATCACTGAAGAGTTAGAAACTCTCAAAAGAGGCAACATCGTGAAACAGGCAGGTGAAGACCTAACTGAATCACAAAGAGAGAAACTTGAGTCATTAGCAGAAGGTATTGACTTTACAGACGTAACTGATTTCGAAGAAAAAGTTGCAGAAGTAAAGAATGCATACTTCCCTGTTGATGGTGAAAAGTTAGAAGAAGATACAATCGTAGAAGAAGGAACAGGAACTTTATCTGAAGAGTCAGACTCAGAAGACAAAGTAATTGACCCAACTATGAATGCATATTCTTCTGCAATATCAAAACTAAAACCATTAGGTTAATTTTAAAGGAAGACTAAAATGTTTTTATCAGAAAACTTACAAGAAAAGTGGTCGCCTATTCTAGAACACTCCGATTTACCTAAAATCGAAGACAACTACAAGAAAGCGGTTACTGCAGTCATCTTAGAAAACCAAGAGAATGCTCTTAAAGAAGAACGTTCAACTTTGGAAGAAGCTGCACCTTTAAATGCTACTGGTAGTTCTGCAATTAGTAATTGGGACCCAATCCTAATCTCACTAGTTAGAAGAGCTATGCCAAATCTCGTTGCTTACGACATTTGTGGTGTTCAACCAATGACAGGCCCAACAGGACTTATCTTTGCTATGAAAGCAAGATATGCCGACTATCCTACAGAAGGTAGAGAAAGTAATTCAGAAGCGCTTCATAACGAAGCAAGAACTGGTTACTCTGCTTCTGCAGGTGCAACTGCAGGCCCACTTGGTTCAGACCATTCAGGTGACCCGTTTAACGGTTCATACGCTTCTCAAACATCAACTGGTATGTCTACTGCATCTGCAGAAGCATTAGGTGATGCTGCAGGAAATCATTTCGCAGAAATGTCATTCACTATTGAGAAAGCAACTGTAACAGCAGTTTCCAGAGCACTTAAAGCCGAATACACAATCGAACTTGCACAAGACCTTAAAGCAATTCATGGTCTAGATGCAGAATCAGAATTGGCAAATATTCTATCATCAGAAATTCTTGCTGAAATCAACCGTGAAGTTATCAGAGGAGTTAACAACCAAGCGAAAACAGGTGCATCTGCAACTGCTTCTGCTGGAACATTTAACTTAGATGTTGACGCTAACGGAAGATGGTCAGTTGAGAAGTTCAAAGGATTATTATTCCAAATCGAAAGAGAATCAAACGTTATTGCTAAAGAAACAAGAAGAGGTAAAGGTAACTTTATCCTATGTTCTTCAGACGTAGCATCTGCTCTTTCAATGGCAGGAGTATTAGATTACACACCTGCTCTTAACACTTCATTAAACGTTGATGACACTGGTAATACTTTTGCTGGTTTATTAAACGGAAGAGTTAAGGTTTATATTGACCCTTATGCATCATCAGACTATATGACTGTTGGTTACAGAGGTTCAAATCCTTACGATGCTGGTTTATTCTATTGCCCATACGTTCCATTACAAATGGTTCGTGCAGTTGGAGAGAATACTTTCCAACCTAAGATTGGTTTCAAAACTAGATACGGAATGGTATCTAACCCATTTGTTGGTTCAACACCATCAAACGGTCTTGCTTCAGCAGGAACAAACCAATACTTCAGAAAAATGGCAGTATCCAACATTCTGTAAATCGATAATCGATTTGTTAAAAGGGGTCTTTTTAGACCCCTTTTTTTATATAAATACTTTATATAATCGTTCATTCACTCTAAATGTAGCAGTGGACGGAAGTAGACAATTCAGTCGAAGGAACGCATCTTTGTAAAAGGAGATGTTATGACTAAATATCAACAAACACTTCAAGTCAGAAGTGAAGTCAGAAAAACTCTTAAGAAGAAAGAAAAACGTGTAGTGCCTAGTGTAAGTAAATCTCACAACTTACCATCTTACATTACTGATAATCCTTTCTATCCTTAAGATAATTTAAACCCCTCTCTCGAGGGGTTTTTTATGTTTGTTGTATGGGTCAAGACTACATCTTATATTTCATTCATGCTTTACTATCTTCTCACCAAACGAGTCGGCCAGTCCAACTCTACAACTTGACTATAATCGTTCAATGTCTTGGGTATTTCCCAGTTTCTTACACTCTATTTTTTATCTAGGTGGTTTCGGCCTTCCACCATACGGAAGTTCGTTTACTGCACCATCCCAATTCGTCAAAAATTTCAAGTGCTTCTCTGTTCGGATTCTATCCACACCTCACGATTATATGCCACGTCTTAATTGACTTTAACAGTGTGGAACACCTTGTCTACGGAACAACCTCTCACAACCAACTAATTTCCGTCTCGACTTCCTACTTTATAATTATACAAAAAAGTATGTATCATTGTCAAGTTTTTAACACTAAATATAAGGACATTAACACACATACACACAAGGAGGAAATTATGTCAAATGGAAAATCAGGGTTCGAAATCAGAGCCGAATTACTAAACCAAGCACAAGGATTACTGGAAGGTAATATCTATCGTAACAATGAAGCAGTTGTTGAACACAACAATAACTTCCCAAACGATAGAAAACCTTATGGTGACCAATTTGTGTCTACAGAGGAAGTTATTTCAGTTGCAAGACAGTTAAACGAATTTGTAAACGAGAAATAACATAAATAGTAGTGTAGGGTGAAATTATTCACTCTACACAATTAGGAATAAACTATGACAGATTATGAAAAAACAGTGAAAGTGTTAGAAGGCCCATGGGAGAGAAGTGTATTCCCTAATGGTCAAGAATTAAGAGAAGGGTTAATCAATAGAAAGATTATCACTTTATATCAAAAAGACGGTTATCTTTGTGAAGAAACTGTAACTAGAGAATATAGA